CGTTATGTATATAGATTCGGTAGTTCTCTGCATCTATTCTTATCTTAGTTACCTCAACCCAGTAGTCCGTACCCTCCGTTTTGGGTTTGGCTTGTTCAGGGACTTTTGGGTTCTTGATCCAGTCCCCCACCTCTATATCAGTGGGGGATAGTAGTAATTTATGTTCTAGTCTCATTGGTTTAAAAGTGAAAATATAGGTTAGTACCACCTACTCCCCAACTATGCGTCCTGCGGGGTATAATAGTTACTCTCGCACTTGTCTTGTAATGGTAATTGCTAATAGCACCGCTACAATGTTCAAGGGTTATTTTGACAATACCCTTAATTATTTGGATCTTGTCTACCTTGTACCTACTTTCAGTTTCCCAACCAAAAATAAACCAGTCTCCTACTTCCAGGTCCTTAGCCTCTCGTATCTTGGTATTGGTTTCGGTTATTTGTTTCGTTATTTGTTTCGGTTTAAAATTGCTCATGTTAGTTTAAAATTTTGTGTTTATAATCATTTCATCATTGGAATATACTCATGAGGATACCTCACAATAGTCGTTACCTCTTTCGTATGGTAATCCTGAACCTTAAAAATCCATAAATTTTTAATATCCTCAATATAGATTATAGATGCTTCCCACCCCAATACCAAAATAGTATCGCCAACTTTTAGATCTGATGGTAATACCCTATCTGCTTGATAATTTTTTGTCATAATAATTGTTTTTAGTTTTTACTTTAATGATTGTTTATTGTCTTCGCATACCCTTAATAAAACAACTTCCTCAATGGTAACGCCAGGCTTGTACTTGCGATAGTAACCGCCTTGACCATTATAATAAGAGTTGATGAACTTATCGACCAATGTAATATCATTAGTCCCATACCCATCAGCATCAACACCTACATAATCAGATATGAAAATAGATTTCCAACCTACATCCTTCTTCACAAAAAATGCTTTGAACTCATCTTTCTTGTATGGGGTATCCTTGCCATCAGATAGTAATTTATAAGCATCCCTATAAGTAGCACACTCCTTGTCCCCAACATAAATCCCCTTTTTGGTTACATGGCGATATTCCAATATATCCTCATAGTAACCAAACTTCCCAGATACCTCAACAAATTTCACAATGCTTTTTAGATTATTAGTCAATTTGCCCAATAAATCAATGCCAACAAAATCCTTGGCATTAAGATTAGAACGATACTCACCAACCTCAACTTTTTTCAAAGTATAATAATTTGCTACTTCTGGTTTCATTGTTTTACCTCTTTTGATTGCTTTATATTCTTATACAACTGCGTCATAAATTCAAAGGAAATAGTATGTATCAAATCTTCCTTGCACATAATATCCGCAATGTCAATCAAGTTCTGATATGGAACGATTACCCTCCCATAATTATCGTACGACTTAACATCTATATCAATCCATATTTTACTTGCGAAATTCTTATAGCTATATGTATCAATGGTAAAATTAAAATCTATCCTACATGTCTCTTTGAGGTCAAAGGTTTCTGAAATAACCACCAACTTCTGTCGAACCTCAATTTCCAAATACCTCTCAATGATTTCCTTTAATTCCTTATGTCTTATATCCGATTTGTCAAAATTGAAATTCAAAACTATCTTCGGAATATATCTTGTCTTTTTACTAGTCATTTCGTACTATTTTATTTGTTTTCTCATTCTCTTCGCCAACCGCCGCTTTACCAATACCATAGTTTCCCCCATAGAATCATAACCAAGACAATTAACCCAGATAACCTGAACATCCTTCTCAACACTCTCCAATTTGAAACTATAAGCGTTTTCCTGCCTAATCCTACCAACTACCTTGAACGGAACACCAAAGGAAACAATGCTTCCAACATCAGCCCAATCAAGACGCTTGGTAGTTGATGATATAGTGGCATCCTTTCCAAATAAACAATACTCCGTCTCCATACCATCATTGATAGCATCAATACTGCCAATTCTGAACTGCCCCTTTACGCTAACTATGTCGCCAACCTGAAAAAGAAACTCATCCCTACATGCCAACTCCCTCGCTATATCAAATAAAATCGGTGTGGATTCCAAATACCACTTCGTATCAGCACAAAGATTAGAAACACCTAAACCCCTTAACTCTGCCTTAGCACGATTGAAATCCATCGTATGCTTATGGATCTGTGCCATCTGATTTGTAAATAAATTTTCGCTTGTTTTCATCTATTCTATTCTTAGTCCTATAAAATCCTCGTCATTATGCGACAAATCATCAACCTTTTTTCTCAAACTTTCAATCTCACTGCTCAATTCCTTTTCCAGATACAACAATCTCCCCAAACCCTCAACAACCTTTTCTTGCAACTGCAACAAATCATAAAGAGCAATTAATTTATCATACCCTATACTATCAAAAGCCTTCTTGCCAAGTAAAACCGACTGCCCCTGTAAGTCCATTAATTTTAGTAATTCCTTTCTCATTATACCTCTATATTATACCTACCACTATTACCCTGCCTGTATGAAGACATGCCTTTAAAATATGACTTCCTTGTTGTTGTAGGAGTAGAAGTAAACTCCTTTAATGAATATGTCATTAGAATAATTTAAAATTCGACATTGCAAATATAGTAAACTTATATAAAAAAACGAAGTATTTGAAAATTTTTTTAAATAATTGCACTTTTATTTAAATTGTAGCGTACCAAGCAACAGCAACTTTTTCTCTTTTGCTTACTTAAATACATACTTTCGCAATCTATAATAAATAAGTATTAATGCTAACTGATTATAAATCAATTTGTTATAAACATAAATACCAAAGTATGTAACTAAATGATACCACAAAAAAATATTCTTCTACTACGGAGTGTAATCCATTCTATCCCTAATAAAAGTTAGGTATAGAATAGATTAGAGAATAAAGTATAAATATATTTTTTTTGTAAACTGCGTTTTTGGGCAGTTTATTGTATATGTGGCGTATTATTAAAAAAAAAGTAAAAAAACTACCGAAGCCCACGCTTCCGAAGATATTGCTTCTGCCCCCTAGTAAGAGGAATACGACGAATAGAAAAAGGAGGATAATCTAAACTCTTCTCAAATTCCTCATCAGTAGAACCAAAAGCATCCAAAGCAGTCCTGACAAAAGCAACATCACTAATGTTGTAAAATTTAGTGATCCTCCGTAACCTATCAGTATGATACTTGTCTAATGTTATTGTAAAAGATTTATGATCCCTTAAACTTTCCATTAATTGATATTATACATAAATTCTACTAAACGGAATTACACTGCCAAAATTACTAAATTCCTTACTCCTGTACCTGGGGCTTCTGCTTACTGGGTTTTATTGTCTGGCATTAGGTGGAATAGATGGCATTGTTGGTTGTTTTTTTTTGTTGGTCTCCTGTCATTTTACCTGTCATGTAACTTTTTATTTTCAGTTTGTAAATTGTATCCATGTAACCTAATTTTTTCGTATATAATATAATGTAAAGTATGTAACTGCCTGTGTATCAATGACTTAGGGATACTTGAACGATAATTTACATTATGTTAAATAGAAATTATTTTTATGACTTAACTAATTGATATTCAGTACTTTAAGACGATACTTTTGCAATGGTAATTTTAAGGTAATGGTTATTTTGGGATTATTTCAGTGTATCCGTTCTATTGCAGCTCATGGAGCATTTCCGTAGGTTTTTGGTATTAGGTTTTGTTATGTGGCATTGAATTTATGCCATTGATACGGGCGGGATTGCTGATGGCTTACAGGTGTATCGGACTTACAGATTTGCAGGTGCCCTTTGAAAAATGGCATGGTGCAGTACAAGAATTTTGCTATATCTGTGTACTTGGGGGTTTTATATTATACAAAATCGCTTGTAATAGTGTTTAAATGCGATTTAACGAAAGGTTATAGGTAAGTGTGGTATTACTATGTTTTTTTATTGTTTGTTGTTTAAATACGATTTATGGGCTTATTATGAGGTTGGTATTTCATTTTCTTTTTCATTGAATAGGAATCCTATAACGCATCGGCAGTTGATATTATTTTCAGGTTTTGTTCCTCCTGTTGGGTATGGCAGTGATTCTCCTCCTACGGTAAAATTATCATCTATATTGATTAGGTTTTTTTTTGCTTTATATTGTTTGTCTGCGAGTTTATGTGCTGGTCTTACTCTTGCATCTTTTCGTGAGATCCATCCTTTTCTTATTCTATAAGTTGGGTAGGTTGTTTTCATTTGTACAATGAGCAATTTATTTGCGACATTATTTGATGCTATGATGACGAATTTTTTTGATTGGTTTTGTGATAGTTTGGTTATGTAGTCATTTTCTTCTGTTTGTGATTTAAATCCGTTTGATATTCTGGATTCTATATTATTTAGGTTATTGAGTTGTGCTTGTTCTATTTGGGGGTATTGTTTTGCTATGAAGTCGGTAGCCAGTTTGTTTGCTATGGTTTTATTTACTTTATATTGGTTATTGAAGTTGTATTTATCGGCTTGGTATTGCAGTATTTTATTTCCGTGTTTTTCATATATGGGGGTTATTGTATTGGTTAGTGCTTGTGGGGTTATTTTATATCCATTTTCATTATTGATTAATTTTTGGTAGAGGTTATCATTTAGGGGGTTGATGAGGTTGTTTGAAAATGTTTGTCGTCTGCGTATTTCTGATGGTAGTATTCCATTGGTTAGTAGTTGCAGTATATTTTTATTTGAGTGCAGGAATAGTGGTATTATGCTTATGAGCATATCTGTTTCCATTGGTTTTATGATGGAGTTGATCCATTCTGTGTACCATTCTCGTTTCATGTATTATTTTATCTATTGAGGGTATTATATTGGTCTTGGTATTCCAGTTCTATTTCATTGGTATCTGGGTTATCGTTATTATTTGTTGGTAATGTTGTGAAGGAGTTATCGCTAATCAGTTCGTCTCCGTTTGTTATAGGGGGGTATCCCATTAGTTCTCGTGCTTCGTTTGTAGTTATTATACCTGTCATTTGTGCGATTGATTTTGATAGTGAGATTCTATCTTGTGCTAGTGCGGTTATATGGTTGGTATCGAATTGGAGTTTATACTGGTTTCCGTATGTTGGGATTAGCCATTGGTTTAGTCCGTCTGTTATTTCGGTTAGTATAGGGATTACTGCGTTTCGCCATAGTAGTGCTTGTGCTTCTTTTTCGGTATAGATTCCTCTTATATGTTGTCCTATTAATTGCAGTGGTACTCCGAGTGCGTTACAAATTTCCGCTTCTGCTTTTGCTCTTTGGTCGAGCATTAATGCTTTTTGCGGGTCTATGGAGACGTCGACTATTCCCAATCTTGTATTGGATAGTGCGAGGCTTCCGACATTTTCTATTCCTTGTGTACTTTGGTTGATTACATCTTTGAGGTTTTTTGTTTGTGTTTCGTCTATTTGTCCTTCTTCGTTATTTGGGAATAGTATTTTTGAGCTACCTTTATTTTTGAGCATTATATTTCCCATATCGATTGATTCGTTGACTGTCATTATAGATCGGAACACTGCTTTATAGGGTGATTGTCCGTATAGTGATTGTAGTATATCTACGGAATCGGGGTTTGGGAATTGGATATGGCATACATAGGCTGCTGGTATAGATACGGAGGTTGATTTATACATTCCTTGTGTGACGTTGTATTTTGTTATTGCGTATGGTGTTCCGTCTATTTCTACTTGTCGTGAGGGCAGTGAGTATATATATCCCAGTTGATTTTTGAGTAGTCCTGTTCCTTTTTCTCCTGTGATAAATAGGTTTCCTGTTAGTAGTAGTTGGTCTACGCTATATTGTATAAATCTATTCCAGGTCGTATTGGTATTTGGTTTTTCGAGTAGTGGTTTATTGCCATTGACGCTTTGGTTCAGTAGTGGTACTTGGCATTTTGTTCCATTTTGGTCGGTTACTTTCCATTTGACGAGTTTGGTTGCGTCTCGTATTAGTTTATTGATGGCATAGACGGTTGGACATTTTTGGTATCCTTCTTTGATGATATCGAATTGTTCGAGTTCTCGTAGTGATAGTTGGTATAGGTTTTGGAAGTGTATTGCTTGGTATCGTTCTGGGTATTTTTCCGTTTCAGGTAATTTTTTCTTGATCAGATTCCCGAGTCCGATTTTTTGGAGCAATGTTTTTTGTTGTTTCATTTGCTGAAAAATAATTTTGAGGTCTTAATATAATCAATTTTTATATTGTACTAAATCCCCATACGCTTCGTTTTTTCATCATATATCTTTCTATTGCGTAGAAGGTACAATCCATATAGTCGTCGTGTCGTCCGTTTGGGAAGACTGCCATTTCGTGTAGGTATTCTTTATTCCAGGGTGCTTTTTTGAGGAATACTCGACCTCCTTCTATATATGCGGAAATATCGTTTGCTTTCACATTTTTTTCGGATATGGAGTATTTTGATTTTATTTCTATTGAGGTTAGTGCTTTATCTTTGAGTAGTTGGACAAGTGTTTTACCTGATGCTTTTGGTTCTACGAATACTATTTTGACATTAAAGATTTCCTTTAATTTTTTTATTCGTTGTATCAGCTGGGGCATTTCCAGTCGTGCTTTTTCTCCGTGTATGATATAGAGGTTTCCTTTTTTATGGTCGTAGGTTGTTATTATTATACCTGATGGATCGTTTTTTTGTTTTGCGGTATATGCTCCGTCTACCCACATATGCACATCGAAGGTTTCCGGTATTTGGTCTGGTGTGATGAGGTGGAACCAGGGGCGTTTTATTATTCCTCCTTCTACTTGTTGTGGTTCTTGGAGGTATTGTCCTGCGAAGGTTGTGGGGTTTGCTCGTTCTTTTATTTCTGCCCCTTTTAGGGATACTTTTTCGGGGAATATGGTATTTGTTCTGGTATCGTTATATACGGGGACTTTTATTTGGTGCCATACATTCCCATCCCCTCCGCTAAGTAGCCATCCTGTGAGGTCGTCTTCATGTAGTCGTTGTTGTATGATTACTATTGGTGTTTTTTCTGAATTTCCTCTTGTTGATATGGTATTGTTGAATATATCTATTATTCCTTCTCGGTAATTGGTATGGTGCATTTCGCTAGCTTTATTGGGATCGTCTATTACTATGAGACCTCCTTGAGCTCCTTTTGCTCTCATGTCCCCAGCTCCTGCTCCCAGTATTTTACCATTGATTGTTGCTGAAAATTGTATTCCTCCTTGTTGTGTTTCCCATCGTAGTAGTCCTTTTCGTCTTTTGGATACTCTTGTTTCGGAGTATTTTTCAAACATTGGTGTTTGGACGTATGATTGAATAAGCGCGTTCTTTTCACTTTGGAGGTCTGAGGCGTAGCATATGAGCATATTTTTTGCTGTTGGGTTATTAAAGAATATGTATGCTTGGAATAGTGCTACGATTTCGCTTTTGCCATGTCGTGGTGGTATATTGATTATTAGGCGTTGTATTTTGCCATTGTAAACCATTTGCATTACTGCGAATACTTCTTTATGGAAGTTTTTCACTTCGAAGTTATGTCCCCATTTCTCTCTAAATGCTTGTTGTGCAAACATGATGAAGTTTTGGGAGAGGGTTTGGTGGAGGGGATCCTTAAATGTCTTGTTTA